AGCCAAAGAGGTAAACATCAATCTTGGCGTTCAAGAGTCCTCAGGCATGACGGAGCTTAGAGCTTCCATGCTTGCCATGGCTCAGCAACAAAAAGAGTTCATCGAAATGGGTGGAGATGTTAAGCGGATTGCAGAAGCACCCCTCGTTATTGAGGGAACTGCGACCCCAGTACCTTAACTCTCATGAACATTGACCCAATTAAAGTCGAACTTGAAAAGCGCACTCTAGATGAGTGGCTTGATGAGGTAGATTATACGGACTTCGAAAGCTATGTGCCCTCGGAGTTCTCTCTTATGTATCTAGCCTTCATCAAACTGGTGAACGGTGGAGAGGGCGAACAGAACAAGACGCCCGTCATTCACCTCATGATGCTAGACAAGCTGGTGTCGGGTAACCGACGTGTCGCTAATCTGTGTTTCCGTGGTGCTGCCAAGACGACTCTCTTCTTCGAGTACCTCGTCCTGTTCATCGCAGTGATGAAGGGCATCCCTGGTTTCGGAGAGATCACTGGTATGATCTATGTGTCCGACTCCATGGATAACGGGGTAAAGTCTGCTCGTAAGAACATCGAGTACCGCTATTGGAACAGTGAGTTCTTACAGCATTGGCTCCCATCTGAGGGCGTTAAGTTCACTGATGCTTACGTAGAGTTCAAGTCTAAGGATGGACATAGACTCGGCTGTAAAATGTTTGGTGCAAAGACCGGCATTCGTGGTACTAAGATCTTTGGTAAGAGACCCACACTCGCGGTGCTCGATGACCTTGTGTCCGATGATGATGCAAAGTCTAAGGCTTCGATGCTGGCAATCAAAGATACTGTGTACAAGGGCATTGATTATGCTCTGGATCCGCAGCGCAAAATGATTGTGTTCAACGGAACACCATTCAATCTTGAAGACATTCTGATTGAAGCCGTGCAATCAGGTGCTTGGGATGTAAACGTCTGGCCTGTGTGCGAGAAGTTCCCTTGTACTCGCGAAGAGTTTCGTGGAGCGTGGGAAGACCGTTTCAGCTACGACTACGTTAAAGACCAATATGACATGTCGGTTCTGACTGGGAAGGTAGAAGCCTTCCAACAAGAGCTGATGCTTCGTATTTCGTCCGAGGAAAATAGGCTTGTGCAGGATCACGAGATCCTTTGGTACAAGCGTCATGATCTTCTTGCACGCAAAGAGAACTATAACTTCTACATCACCACTGACTTCGCTACCTCAGACAAACAGTCTGCGGACGATAGCGTCATTTCCGTCTGGGCGTATAACGCTACAGGTAATTGGTTCTGGGTGGATGGTGTCGCTTTACGCATGACGATGGATAAGACCATCGATCACCTGTTCAATTTCTGCCGCATCTACAAGCCTCAGTCTGTGGGCATTGAGGTCAGTGGTCAGCAGGGTGGTTTCATTCCGTGGATCTCCAGAGAGATGACGACACGGAATACCTACTTCGTCTTTGCCTCGTCGGAGAAGAACGGAGCTCCTGGTATTAGACCGATGGTCAACAAGCTGACCCGCTTCAACATGGTTGTTCCTTGGTTCAAGACACAACGCATGTGGTTCCCGGAAGAACTGAAGACATCATCGCCTACTTTGGGTAAGATGATGACTCAGATCAGACTGGCTACTTCGAATGGGTTGAAGGGCAAGGATGACCTCATCGATACAATCTCGATGCTGGCTTTCCTCAAGCCCTTTGCTCCATCAGGAGAATACTATAGCGGTCACAATACGAATGGCGGTGGTCTCATCTACGGAATGGATGAGGATGATCGCGAAGTCTCACCTATGAGCCGATACGTCTAAGGACAGATCATGAAGATCACTCTGACTCAAATTCTCGAAGCACTCTCCCATGAGACGCTTTCGTTCATGAGTGACTCCAACCATGCAAATGGTTCGATCAATCCTGACCAAATCCCAAAGGTAATTGGTAGGATTAATGCTGTCATTCGTCGTCTTAATGTCAGATTTGTTCTGGCCGAGAAGACAGTCGATGTAGATGTGACTACATCGAGACGTGCTTACTCGCTTACGCAAGAGGCTAGCTACATTGTTCCCAGTGTGGACAATGAATTCCAGTATGATGTGAACCGCATTCTGGGAATTGCTGACCCACAGGGTCTGATGCACAATCTAAATGATATGTCGAAGCACGACAGTATCATGCTGAGTGAAGACGGTAAGTCGTTTGCTCTTGATACCTTCTTGCCAAGCGGCAGGTACAGAGTGGTTTATAAAGCGGCTACACCTGTCTTCGATACTTCGGGAACCCAGCTTGATCAGGAGATTGAAATTCCTGAGGCACTTCTCAATGCGCTGTACGTTGGTGTTGCTGCCATCACTTATGAAGGTATTGGCGGTCCTGAAAACATTGGTATGGCTACTTCTAAGTGGAACCAATATGAGAAGGAGTGCAATGAGGCCAAGCTTAATAGCGCGGTAGGTGCCGAGGTTTTTGAAGACAGGAATAATTTTCGTGACCGAGGGTTCAGATAATGTGAGTGGAATTATTCCACTCGTGCAATCATTAGGCTAGGAAGATATCTTCTTCCCTTAAAGACAAATGAGCAAGTGAACTAATGGCAACGGATATTGAAAACACCTCGTTGCTAGGCGAGATTGCGTCTTTGTGGCCTGCTGCCTCAACGATCCTTGCTGGTGCGGGTGCATGGTTTACTGCTCAGTGGCACGCAAGACGTACAGAGCAAACCAAGACACTTGAGCTTGTAACTGCTCTTAGAGAGCGAGCTCACCAAACAGAGATTGAGCTAGCTCAAATCAGAGCGGTTCTCTCTGCTGCTACAGGCCTACGGTTCGAGCAAATCACTCTTGAGATGGTTCAAGACATGGTTCACCGGAAGACGCTTACACTCGAAGAGCTGGAGACATTCGTTCTGACGATGCCTCGCTTGATGTGGTTCAAAAAGCGGATCAGTCCTGGTGTATTCCGTATGATGCAGGTGAGTCAGGTCTATGCTGACAAATACCTTGGGGGTGATGCTCGCCTGTATAAGGACAAGCTTGACTCTGACATTTGGCCCGAAGAAGTTGCTAACTTCTTTTCTAAACACGATGAGAAAGCATATGTCTCAGGTCAAGTGTGTGAAGTAATCGAGCCAGTACGCTCACCTCTTACCGGAGTCAGCGGTCACTTCTCTGGTGTTAAGTGGTCGTTCCAGTTGGGACAAGACACTTATGTTTGTGGACTTGGTATCCATAACAATGAAATCCTCACGTTTGAAGAGTTGATCTAAATGCCTAAGTTCGCTTGGCCAATCGTCATCCGTATCGACATTAAAGCTATTGGTGAACGCCAAGCAGTTACTCTTGGTATCTGGCTGCTTGCTATTGGTCTTCTGCTTATGGCTAGAGAAGACCCTAAAGTGTGGGATGTCGAACTGTTTAAGATCATTCTTCAAGCCGTGATCATCTCTGGGATTATTGGCTCAATTGTTGCATTTCACTTTGCGGCGAATAAGAGTGATGAAACCAAATCGGCAAATACTGCCAAAGCTTTTGATGCCATCACTGCCACAGCAGGCGTGGTTGGTGTTCCTGTGAGTGATGTAAAAGACGCAGCTGAACAAGTTGCTCAGGCTGCCACTCACGAAGCTGAGATCATTGCTGAGGACCTGAAAAAATGAGCGTACCTACATACCAACAAGTAGATGAGGGCGTATTCAAAGCTGTTCGTCAAATCCTTCTGGAACGTACCGGTAAAGGTTTGACCGCAGATGATGTTCGACTGATCAACGCAGCGTTGACTTTGGATGACCCAAAGCCAGCAGCTGCGATTCCTAGCGTTTCAAATATGCTTCTCACGACTAAAGTAGTTCTCGAACTGCTGGGTCATGAGGCTATTGTACAGGAACTGTACAGGGACAGTGTGGGAGTTGAAACGTGGTCTGCTGGGTTGACCTCTGCCTCTGGCATTAACGTCATGAAGTACAAAGACAGTCCTGCTCCAATGCAAGAGTGCATTGATGCTGTCATTGATCGTCTCAAGAAAGTCTACGTTCCCCGGGTTCTTACAGCCTTTGCTGGATACAGTCTTACTCCTGAACAGTTCGCTGCTGCTCTGAGCTTCGATTATAATACCGGGGCCATTACCCGTGCAGACTGGGTAAAGCTCTGGAAGAATGGTCATATTGATGAGGCGTACAAAGGCTTTATGAATTGGAGCAAGCCTAACGAAATCGTTGAACGCCGTAAGATGGAACGTGAGCTCTTCTTCAAGGGCGTCTGGTCACAAGACGGTAAGACCAAAGTCTTTACTGTTCGTAAGCCATCGTATGCTCCTAACTGGGGCTCTATGAAGCGAGTTGATGTCACAGCCGAGATCAACAAAGCACTAGGAGTGTAGTTATGTTCTTGGCTCTGATTGGATTTGCTCGTGGTCTAACTTGGAAAGGCTGGCTTGCAGTAGCAGCAGTTGCTGCCGTGGTAGCCATCCTCAGTACCATTGCTGTTGGTTCCATTATTGACCACTTCTCTGATGACAAAGTTGTCAGAGAGAATAACAAAGATCGAGAGCTCCGAGAGGAACTCTCGGTTCAACGTGCTGAGTCTGAGACTAAGATCACCACTGAAGAAAGACAACTCAATGAAGAACTCGCCAAACTTCCTGATGCAATCCCTTCTGATCGTCGCTTGCTCCGTGCTTGTCGTGAGTTGCGCGACGACGGACACAGCGTTCTTCCCTCCGAGTGTGGATCTGCAACGAACTGAAGAAGCTCGTTTCGATCCCAAGCAAATCACGAGTGAGGCTCATCTTGATGATGTGCAGACTAGACGTGAGACGCGAGGTGATAGATATGATGCTCAACTTGAAAGGCTCTGCCTTTTCTTCAAAGAAAAGGGTATGGCAATAGACTGTAGTCCTGAGCCAGATCCCTTAAACCCTCAGTGAGTCTGCTCTCTGACAGGCAGTTGTACGGAAACTATGGAACAAGTCGCAACCAAGCCGATGTCAGAGAATGACAACAAACTGACCAGCTGGAAAGCTGAGCCCGAACTTAAGCAGTTGAAGGCTGAGTTTCTCGCGACTGAAGCTACTCACGGTACTCTGGTCACGAACATCGACAAATGGAAGAAGCTCCATGATGGAGACCTTCCTGCTGGAATGAAGGCTGACAGCACCAGATCACGAGCTCAACCTAAGTTGGTTCGTCGTCAGGCTGAATGGCGCTACTCGGCTCTCTCTGAGCCCATGCTTAGCTCGTACCGTCTGTTCACGATCAAGCCTACCACGGGTGAGGATCAAGACGCAGCGAAGCAGAATGAGCGTCTTCTGAACCATCAGCTGAACAGAAACATGAACCGTGTTGGGTTCGTGGATGGCTACGTTCGTTCTGCTGTTGACGAAGGTACAGTAGCAATTCGTCTTGGTTGGGAACGTGAAACCAAGAAGATCAAAAAGTCTGAGCCGACCTATGATTATTACGAGCCTGAGAACCAGGAAGAGCAAGAGCTCTTCCAAGCTGCTGTAGAGGCAAAGACAAAAGATCCGACTACGTTTGATCTTCGTGCTGCTCCTGCCATCAAAGCAGCGGTTGCGTACTTCGAAGAGTACCAGACTCCTGTAATTGCTGTGCCTACCGGCAAAGATAAGGAAGTCGAAGAAGAACAGATCATTAGAAATACGCCTACTGCTGAGGTCATTGACCCACGCAATCTGCGTATTGATCCCACTTGTGGAGGTGATATCACCAAAGCACTGTTCATGATCTACTCTTACGAGACCAACAGAGCCCAACTGCTCAAGGATCGTAAGCGTCTTGGATACAAGAACCTAGATAAGATCGACTGGGAAGCAGTTGGTCCTTTGCAGAACCAGTACCACCACGCCCAGTCTGAGGACATATCGTTCCAATTCGATGATAAGTCGAGAAAGAAGATTGTAGTTCACGAGTATTGGGGTATGTACGACATCAACAAGACGGGTCAGCTAGAACCCATCGTTGCTTGCTGGATTGGCGAGACGATGATCCGTATGGCTGAGAACCCGTTCCCAGACGGTAAGCCTCCGTTTGTCATCGTCCCTTACCTTCCGAAGAAGCGTTCGGTTCACGGTGATAGCGATGCTTCCCTGCTGGAAGATCAGCAACAGAACATCGGTGCTCTGCTGCGTGGTATGATCGACATTCTTGGTCGCTCTGCTGCGGGACAGACAGGTATTGCCCAAGGCACTCTGGATGCGATCAACAAGC